ATGTAGCAGCCTGACCTAGAGTCAAGTCAGAAGCTGGAGCAGAAGTTCCATTCATAACTCCGTTAGTGTCTGGCATATACCAAGTCGTGTTAGTAGGGTCATCAGTGTAAGTGTGAGTATGTGACGTTCCAGTTCCTCCGTTTTGCTCATCGTAATAGTTAGCTTCCTCAGCTGTAGCGAACAAAGGATATTCGAAGTTACCGTCAGGAGACTCTATATATCTAAAGTACATAGTAGGAGCTTCTGGCTCTAACAAGTGAACTTTAGGAGATGAAGAGACTCTAGCAGATGAGTTAGCTGTCTTAACGCCTAGCCTAAATTCAGCACCCTGAGAAGTTGGATAGGTGGTTCTAGCGTGAACTCCCCAGCTTCCGTCATCATTAAGGGTCTCTATAGAGATAAATCCGTTAGTGTCTAAGCCTACTCTTACCTTAACATTCTCACCGTCTAGCCAGTCTTGTTTCTTATCCCAGTTAGTACTCCAGTGTTCTCTCATAGAATAAGAAGTGTTCGCTCCGTAGTTAGTCCAAGAGCCGTTAGGAGTTGGGTGGAACCAGTGTGAGAATTGGAATCCGTAGTGAGCTGAGTTACTAGTGGCAAAAGTACTAGGGTTAGCGTAGCTAGTGTTACCAGAGAAGTGTCCAGAATCGTATGAAGCCTGAGTGTGTACAAGTCCGAATCCTATCTGACCTTCACCTCTGATATCGAAAGTAAAGTACTCTCCAGCTTGATCTATAGTTTCGGTGGACAAAAGTCCAGCGAGATTTCCTGAGCTAGAGTTAGTGAAAACATCGTCTCCTACAGGGTCAATAGAGGTAGAGCCTACTAGAGTGTGTCCAGCAGCTACACCACCTACGTCAGCAATCATAGTAGAGTAAGGGTCAGATATTACAACAGCCTCAAATGCACCTACAGTGAATAGTTCGTTAAGAGTGTTCACAACGTCATTAAGACCTCCAGACACTGGTAGGTCATTAATACATACGTTAGCAGCGTCTAGGTTAGAGAATAAGGTTCTATCTCCTGTAATAGAGTGAAGCTCAATAACTCCACCCTCAGAGACAGCCTTAATAGTGTTCACTCCGAATGAATATCCGTTATCTATAATGATGGACGTAGACGTGTCATCTAGTTTAAAGCATACAGTCTCTCCAGTCAAATCGTTACCAGTAGACTCTGGAGATATACCTACCACTCTGGCAGCAGCTGTAATGTAGTCAGCAGTTTCCTGAGCCGTAGAGAAGTCTGAGTTATCCGCTCTTGTAAACTCCGTGAAAGGAATCTGGAAAAACTCATATTCAGTGATTCCAGTCTGAGCTGTAATAATGTCATTTACTACGTTAATAGTGTCAGTTATAGTTTCATCTACAGAAGCTGTTAAACAAGCATTCCAGTATGTTGGGTTTGATGAACCGTGGAAGTTAACACAGTTTCCTTGTTCGTTTCTTTCTACTCTTATTGCCATTTTTTTATCTTAAAATAGTTATTAATAAGCCGAGTGGCTGAATGATCACTGGGTTATCAGACTTAATTGCTGGTAACGTCAAGGCGTTTACATCTTCGTTAGATGTTATCCAAGCTGAGATATCAACTCGGTTTAAGTATGTTTTTCCTACAGTTCCACCTCCGTAGAATATAGGAGTTGTAGTTAGTGGGAATGTGAATGTAATTTCGTCAGAGTCGTTTCTGTTAGAATACCATAGAGCTGGCTCGACAGTAGTGTTAGCGATCTGAGGGATGACATTAAAGTCAAAGCGAACTCTAAGCTGGTCTCCATAAACACAGTCAGATAAGTCTATACGTCCAGTAGAACCCTCAAATCCAGTAGAGCCGTTTTCGTCGTAATTATCATTGTATACAAAATCGTAGTCTACTAGAGAGTTCACCCCTTCTGGTAAGTTAGCACCTCTAAAGAGACCGACTCCTAGCTCGTTGCTAGGTTGCGGAGTAGACCAGTAAGGGTTATCTACGGCTTCGTGTACGCTCCTAGATAAGCTCATAACCTTGTAGAGCTCATCGTTTACATTTTGAGAAGTGTAGTTAATACCAGCTCCAGCCTCCCATACGAAGTTATTGTCTGTAGGTTTGTCAGCAAAAGCTCCAGTGTGTGAGTAGCCAGACTTACCTTTGTTAATTAGAGAGTCCTCTCCTTTTCTTTTTACCACAGAGCTAGCGTTGTTGTTCACTAGCGTACCTTGAGACTGGTCGTCAAATAACGGAGAGCCATCGTTAACTCCTGTAATTTCTCTTATTGGCATAGTCTTATTTTTTATCTATTGATTTTAATTTTTGGATAGCCCAGTTAACACCAGAAGCTCCACCCCATCCGAGCCAAGCTATATATCCTTTATCTTTCCAAGGGGTTGACTTATATTTGGGGTCTATAGCAGCGTTCTTTTGGTGACGCTTAAAGCTAGCCATTCTAGCAATTGTTGAGCGGCTTAGATTAGCTTTGCGTGCCAACTGAGAGGCTCTAGTCCATCCTACTCTAGTCATTCCTTTAACTTCATCTCCATACTTCTCTCTCCACGCTAGAACCTTCTTAGCGTTATTGACAGCGGACTGCGGATAGTCGTTATAGGTCTTTAGTTCAGTCTTTTTTTTTTCGTAGTGTTCAGATACGATCTCTCTGAGTTCGACTAGTAGGCTGTCTACTCTCTGGTCTGATAACATCTCAGGAAGTGGAGTCTCTACTTCACGTCTAAGAGCGTTAGCGAACTGACCTTCTATTGAGAATCCGAAAACCTTATCGTCTTTAACGTAATTTTGCCATACTTCATCGTCATCTACTTTCATTGTAACCATCCAAGTTCCTACTGGCACGTTAAGACCGTACTTTCTACTCTTGTCGAATTGAGTATCTTCAACTATCCAAGACTCAAAAACAGTCATTCCGTTCAATTTGTCTTTGTGCTCTAACGTAGCGTTTTGGTGATTCGAGTTTTTGTAGAATAGCTCAGCAGCCTTTCTAACGGTATCTTTACTAAAGAATATGTAAAACTCCTCACCGTTCATATTTCTGTATATAGGCTTGTCAGGGATTAAAGCAGCACCCATAAGTAGACGCTTATCTCCGTCAACCTCAGACAAAGTTACTTGTTCGTTTTCAGCTAGAGCTACAAAATCAGACTGGATAGCTGGGTTCTCTACGATAGAGATAGCTTCAACTCCCATAGTCTGTTCTAGTTCGTCAATAAGTAGCTCGTATAACTTCATTATGTCTCTTTATTTAAAAACAATTTTTTAACCAATTGACGCAGTGCCCTCAGCTTTTCTCTCAAGTTCCTGAGAGTTGGATACGTCTCCAGATACTACATATGTTCTTATTGGTTTCTGGTTAGCGTTAGATATACTGTCAGCGATCATAGACTCTCCAGCAGAAGCCTGTCCTACGACATTAAACTCAGGTGCTGTAACTCCAGAACCTCCGCCTATTGACGCAGTAGGGGCTTGTATATCAGCTCCACCACTAAGTCCAGCAGTAGCTTTATTCTTTTTGAATACAGACCTTAGTTGCATAAATAAAGGTAGTGCTGTAGCAATGTGTCCAGCAATTAACGGAACGTTCATAGGGAATGGAGCGGCAGAAGCAGCTTTACCAATACCTTTAAAGTAGTCGACTCCAGCCTCAGCAGTGGCTTTTAGCATTTTACTCATAGTGACCTCTCCGTCTATCTTCATCTCTATTTTACTCATTTGAGCCTTAGCGATAAGTGCTAGCTTACCCATCTTACTCTCCTCTCCAAAGATTCTAGCCATTAAGTCTAAGTTTTCTAGCTCCTTGTTAATCTTCTCTTGATTCGCTTTGTGATGGTCATCTACATCCTTTTGTCTAGCAGCATCTATGCGACCCTGAAAGGACTGCCTTATAGTATCTAACTGCTCTTGACTAGCTCCTAGTAACTCAGCCTCCTCTAGGGCTCTCTCTCTAGCTCTCTCCATTTTAGCGAGGTGAGTCTCATCTTCGAAGTCCTGTTCTGCTTTTTTGAGTTTCTCCAAGTACCTCATCCTATCAGCTAGAGGGTCGTCTCCTCCGTCTCCTTCGGCTTCACCTTCTACAAATTCATCTATAGGGAGTGCTGTAGTTGACGGTGCGGTGTCTCCTTCTGAAGTTACATCTGTAGTAACACCATAGTTATCGATCTCGGTCTGGATGTCCTCGCGTCTCTTACCGTAAGCTTCATATTTGCCAGTTATCTTATCTAAACTTTCCTGAATACTTTTTTCAGATTCATCTAAGTTTTTCTTATCTATAACCCTACCAATTAAAGGAATGTCGGCTATTTTTCTCTGTAGCTTTATGAACGCCAAACGCATCTCTAGCACACCCTCTTGTATGTTAAGACCAAATTTATTAAAGGCTATACCAGTTTTTTCAGACTTTAGACCCATAGTGCCAAAGAATTTGTCTATAGAGCCAACAAAGCCAGTGAACTTTTGAGTAACGAACCTCATAGCTTTCTCCAGTCCTAGTGTTTCCGATATGGTAATTCCTAGTCCCTCAAGCGCAGATCGCATCTTCTTTTTATCACCAGAGAGGTTCTCCTCCATAGTCGTAACCATTCCCTTAGCAGCACCTCCAGCGTTCTGATAAGACACAGTTAACTCGTCTAACTTATCTCTGTTTGCAATAAGAGAGAGTAGTACATCTTTATTCCTCATACCTACAGCCTCAGTAGCTATAGCCATTTTTCCAGACGTGCTGGTGACGTTTTCTAACCTCTCTGCATAAATATCTAGAGACTGTCGGAAGTCCTTACCAGTCTTAGCGGATAATTCAGCTAGAACCCTTCTGAGTGACGTTCCAGCCATAGAGCCAGCAATACCTTGGTCAGCGAGTACAGCTATAGCAGCGGTAGACTGCTCTAAGCTAACCTTCATATTCTTAGCAGCTGGAGCTACTAATTTCATAGACTCTCTAAACTTATCAGCATCCAAGGCGCTGGTTACGAATGACTTAGCCATTACGTCAGTAATTCTACCAGCCTCAGAAGTCTCCATTCCAAAACCGTTCATAGTTGCTGCCATAGTCTCTGCAGCCTCAGCCATCTCGATTCCAGATGAAACGGCTAAATCAAGTGCTCCAGAAGTAGCGTTCAATATACCAGTGGTAGTAAAGCCCATCTTTGCGAGCTCTGTCTGAGCGTCTGCAACCTGAGCAGCAGTAAACTGAGTGGACTTACCTAAGTTCTCAGCGTTCTCCTTTAGTTTGTTTAAGTCATCACCAGTAGCTCCAGAGATAGCAGATAGCCTACTCATAGACTTAGAGAAGCCTTCAGCTACATTGAGAGCAGCCTTAAGACCAGTAACTATACCAGCTACAGCAGCAGCTACTAGAGTCGCTGGATGTTTAGCAAATGCAAGGAAACGAGCTCCTAAGCCCTTCATAGCTCCACCTAACTTACCAGCAGAACCTTTAGCTCCGTCTAGTTTACCTTTTAGCTTGTCAGCTCCAGCTCCAGCTTTACCAGTAATTCCTTTTACGTTAGAAGTAACGTTAATATGTACGTTTTTAGTAACTTTTTTAGCCATTCCAGCGAACTTTAATAAGTTTTTTTAAGTCTTTTGTATTCTCTGGGAGTTTGTAGTAACCTTTAGCTCTGCGTACATCCTCATTATACTTTATAGGGAGTGATAGTAGGAGTTGGATAGTCTTTAGCATTACCGTTTATTTAAAAACAACAGAGGTGTGAAAACAAAACATACTAAAAACTGTTTTTAATATGGAGACCCCCTCCTAAACTTCTAAACCCTAATAAAGATGGACGTTAGTTGGAACAGATAACTGTCGCTTTTACGATAGCCTGTGAATCTTTGTAAATTTCTCCAGCTAGCTAGCAGATACTACGTAAACACTCTACGAGTGAGACAAAATTTTCTTTTAAATTTACAGAGGTAGAGGGCTAGCAAAATACATATTAATTTATTTGAGCTAACAACCCACCTACAGAAGTATCTGAGCCTCCGTTAGATATAGATACGTTATCTAATATGCCAGTAGATGGTTGTAGTATAACAAATCTATCAGTACTACCAGTAGAGTTAACTACAGTAGTAGTGTCAAATAGACTCTTATCTTCCTCAGTTATTAATATCAATTCAAGTCTACTTTCTCCTGTAAGATAATTAGTCTCTATAGACTCTATAAGATGTCTAGAGTTATGTATAATTAAAGTATCATTAGGCTCTATGTCTTTTACCAGTCTTAAGGGGAGGTATGCCGTGTAAGAAGCTCTACGCTTATTCTCGTCAAACGTGAGAGATATCGTGTTTTTCCATAGTAAATTAAATAGACCTAGATTAGAGTAAGTGTCCTCTCCAGACTCGTTAAATTCAGAGCCAAAATATCCACCTACAATACCCAGAGTGGAGCTAATAGTGTTCTCTGTATATATCACACTAGGCATCCAGTAATTAACCTTAGAAGTTACCGAAGTTCCAATGTCATAAGCTACAGGGTCAGAGAATCCAGCTCTATCTAAGTATGTGAATACAGGCTTACACACTTGCTCAGTTCCATCCTTGTCAGTTAGAGTTATTACATTAAGATCAGAGAGGCTAGCGTCGTTGAGGTCTGTTAGGTTCTCAACTGGCATAAGGTGAGATTTTATGTCTACGGAGTAAACACTTCCATCTATAACATTACCTTCTGACTGAGGTAAGTACTTAAGTTCTCCAAACTTTCTAGCGTTAACTTTAGAGAATCCGTGCTCTAGTATAGTTTTTTTCTCAGCTCCAGTAAACTTAACTCCAGAGTAGTAGTTAGGTCTATTGATATTGTAGTCTGATATATCTACATACTGAGACACATTATACTCATTACCTTGATTGATGTAGTAATCGTAGTGGTAGGTGTTCACAGTCAAGTCGTCAGCAACTTGAGCCACTATATTAAATCTCTTGAACATATCTCCTAAAAAGTCAGAAACTTTCATCTCTGGTAGGTTAGGAGTAACGTTATAAGCTCCAGTTCCACCAGCAACAGTTCCGACACTGCCAGATATAGTATAAGTGTCCACGTCGATATAAGTCTCACCGTCAGAAGGGTCAAACTCTGTCTCTGTTACAACAAGGTTTGATGTTAACGTAAAGGTAGCCGTCTCTGCTGTAGAAACTCTGAATGTAACCACGTCACCTCTATTCACTCCCACGTATGTGCTGTAAGTATTGGATGCGTTTACCGTTCTAGATACACCCCCGTTAACCAGTAGCTCTCCGTCAAAATTTGACGCTGTAGTAACCAGCTTAAGTCTTATCGTTGCTTCATAGCTAACAAAAGCCTCGTTATCTGGTAAGTCAACAGATATAGAAGTACTAGTAAGAGTACTCTCTGAGTTTACAGAGCCAGATAGGTTGTGTATATTGTAGTCAGTCTTGGCGGAAGCTCCCTCTATTGTAGTCTGATCTGTTTTTTGCAGTATAAGATGTAAGTCCTCTACATAGTTAGCTCTCATAGCTCCAGATATAGTAAGACCGTACTTTGACTCTATTGCATCTAGTATATTCTTAACCCTAAGAGCCCCTATAAGATCATTGTCCACTAGGCCATAGTGGTCAGGAGACCTAAACGTACTAGAGTATCTTATGTTTTTAGTATTCGTCAACCCCTCTGTAGATGCGAAGTCGAAGTCTCCAGAGTGAGCTATATACCTACCGCTCCTACAAACTAAAGGAAACTTAACTGGGCTTGTTGATGTCCTGTCGCTGAATAGTGACGAGAAGTTAGGGTTATCTATGTCTAGAGAGCTGAAGTCTAAGTCAGTTAGCTCGTCTTGACCTATAAGCTTGTTTAATTCAGTTAACTTACCGTAGAAGCGAACCTTGTAAGCGTATGGTTTACCGTCTTTGAACTGAGTACCCTCTACAGATACGTTTCCGCTCTTGAAGTCAACTCCGTTTAGCTTGAGTGTAGCTGGTATCAATACCCTAGAGTCTACAGCAGTAGTGTCAACCCTATAGACGTGCTTAAATAGCTTATTATTCTTTTTTGATGTAGGTATACTAAAAGTTTTAGAGAACTCAGTAAAGAGCTTCTTAACATCCTTAAAAGACTTGACTGACTTTTTTATAGTGACACTCTCATCACTGAACTGATCTACTTCTACTCCGTTTATATATATCTCTAGAGGGTACTTCATTACCTTATGTTATTAATGAGTGAATGTGATTCTTTTACTGATACTGTGAATTGAACTAGTCCGTTATTGGCGTGCGTTTTCTTTTGTAAGCTATTTGTAGTTACGTTTACTGGCTTAACATTACCTTTGTGTTCCATCCACACCTCCTCAGATACGATAAGCTGTCTAAACACCTCAGAATAGCTCTCGTGGAGGTAGTCGGTATTCAAAGTATGACGAACTGTCGCGTTCTTATTGAAATCCCTGACAGAATGTCTGCCGTAGTTGTTGGATAGGTTATCATAATCAAAGTTGATACTATTGTAGCTACTGCCTTTGGCTGACATAGACTCAGTAGTCTTAGCTGAGAAGTGGATATCTTGTAGAGCTCCAAATTTGTTAACGAAAGTTAGCCTTACATTCTCATACTTATTACACGGTAACGTCTCAACAGAGATAACCTCTACTTTGCCGTCAGACTTAATAACGTGAGCCTCATCTATGTCTAGCTCAGATACGTACTCCATAATGTCGTCAGAGCAGTTCTCGTCTATAATAGTACCTCCGTCCTTCATCACTCTAGCGTAGAATGTAGAGGCAGACTGTCCAGCAGATGTAGCGTAGTTGATAGCTCCATATGAATCGCTATCACTAGCGTTGTACTCAGTTAAAACAGAGCTCTTTTCAACTTGAGCACCCCATATATACACACCGTTAGAAGTGCTGCCAGTAAAAGAGATTAGTCTAGAGCTAGTTAAGCTTTGTGATGTAGCGAAAAGTAGCCTTCCTAAGGATGTAGAGCCTGTAGATGTTAGTGTTGCAGATATTCTGCACCAGCCGTCACTCATTTTGTCTATACTAACCGAATCTATGCCGCTAGATGGAGCTCCAGCTACACCGTCATCTAGGTCAAAGTTGACGTGTGAATTAGTGAATCCAGAAGAACCACATATCTGAACATATCTCCTACCGTTATTTTTAACAAAAAAGCTGACAGTGTAGGTGACTCCTGACGTTACGCTTACATCTTGTCTTATAAAGTGAGAGCCAGTTACAGCTGTCTCCATTATTGAGTCTGCATTGAGAGTACCTGTAGGGGATTCGGTTACGTTTGCGTTAGCAGTAGTCCTATTCATTGCCCAGTCAGAGTCGGTAAAGTCCTCAGAGTGGTCAAATAAGTTTTTACCAGCTAACTTAGAGATAAACTTGACCTCTCCGTCCTTATAAAATACAGCCGTGTCAGCACCCTTTGTAGGGATAACTGCTGTAGTGTCCTCAGGAACTGAGACATAGTCGTTAGACATTAACACTTCGTCTGATTTTAGGTTGTTATCTGAACTACTGCTCCAGTATTGAACAAAGTCCTCATCTATATACCCATCTGTAGCTAGATACTTATTACTAGAAACAGTTCCACCGCCACCTCCAGAACTAACTGACATAGATATATAAACCCATACAGCTTCTGTAACGTAGTCTCCGTTGAATGATTGGTCTACATAGTCTCTAATGAGCTCAGATACCTCAAATGTAGCTTTTCCTGAGCTGTTGTGTGCCTTTGTTAGTGTATATTGTACGGAAGTGGGTACATCACTAGAGTTGCCGTTCCAGACATATAGAGATACGGTTGTAGAATCTCCACTTGTTGATTGGATAAAAAACGGAGAGCGTGTGTATATTAAACTCATTTCTTTTTCTTTAATTGTTTTACTATTTGATTTCCTATGTTGTGAGCTATATCCATAGAGATAGCTTCGTGATATTGTTTTAGCATAGGTTGATATCTACGCATAAAGGGTTTACTGAAAAATAGAGTTTTAGTGATACCTTTTTTATGTACTGATCTGGCTACAGCGTAAGGATTAAGTCCTCGCTTCTCAGCCCAGTCTTTAATAGCTTTGATAGGTAGAGCTTTTTTAGACTTTCTAAAACGCCCCTGTCTACCGAATATAGAGTTACCAGTCTTAGCTGCGTGTCTATTGTCAACTGGACTAGTGCCCTTAACACCTTGATCTTGAAACACTCCGTAGTCGTTAAGCTCAAACCTAACTGAAGGCATAGATGAACCTCCTAAGAATTTAGCAGAAACTGACCTATTAAACTTCTTTGTAACGTACCCCTTTATAGAGCTATGTAGATCACCTTTAGACTTAAGGTTTCTCTTAGCCTGAGATACTACATATTTCTTGTAGACCTCCAGTACCTTCGTAGCTCTAGGATATGTAGAAGTAATTTTTAGCACAAGTCAACGCTGTTTTGTATGGTTATATTTAAGTCTAATCCTACCCCAGCCAATTTGTCCTCGAACCTGTCAGAGAAAAACTCTACGTCAGCGTCCTCCTCAACTTGATATCCTTGCTCATATAGGTTACCTCTCTTAAGCTCTTGAGTGGTCTTAGTGGCAGCTGCTAGCATATTATTAAGCTTGTATATCTCGGAGTCATTGAAGTCCTCCTCATTATCGTTAGATACGTCAACTATGTCTAGAAATAATATAGAGACCTCTATCTCGCTAGTAGCGTCAGATATTGAGCCAGCAGAGATGCCAACGTGAGCTAAAGGATAGATGTCCTGTTTCAATAACTCAACCTCGTCAATGTTTCCAAATGTAACTGAGTTAATAAGCTTGTTGTTAGTTAGCTCAGTCTTAATAGCGTTTGTTAAGTTTAATAGTGATTTCATTACTTCCTTCTTTTTGAAATTTTATTCTCAGTATCTTGTTTATCCTTTTCGAACGATAACCACGTTAAGGCATCGTATACGTTTATTTTAGTGCTTTCTCTAAATTTCGTTGCATCTCCTCCACTAAGCGAGTGTAGTGCTCCGAACCACCCCCACCTTTGGCTAAACTGCCCTTCAAGAGAGAAGTCAGTGAGTTCTTTTGTTTCATCTTTTTGCTTAATTTCTCCAAATAGATAGCTGAATGTACTAACAAGTGACTGCTTAAACGGTAAAAAAAAAGCGTTGCATTTACAAATTGACTAGCTGGTAGAGACTTCATAATCTCGTGATCTCCCTTAGAACCCCTGTAAGGCTCTATATTGTACATATTACCTACCTTATCGTTAACTGGTCTGAATAGAACAGCAGCAGCCTTATGCCACTCTGACGGCTTAGTTAAGTACTCCTCTAAGTCTATATACTCTCCTAGAGTTAATTCCTCTAGGTCAGGAATGAATCCGTAAGTAGTATTGTTGAATTCAAAGGTATATTCTAGCGGAGGCATCTCGTCCATAGCGTCGACTATGTCTTTTATAAGTTCGTCAGCCTGAGATTGAGGTATAGACCTAACCTCACTCATAGGTGTATCTAAAAATATGTTCAGCATCTTATGACCTACAAAGTCCTTATCTTCATCGTCAGCTATCATTGTATACTTCTGATACTGATCTAGAGTGATTCCAGCTCCGTTAAGTGGGATTTGTGCTATCATTAGAACCCTATTATTTGTTTCGATATAAACTCACCGGTTTTACCAGCATCTCCTAAGTCATCATTAGACTCGATAACTACAGTAACTCCAGTGAAGTCTCCCATAGAGCTACCAGTTACTACATTCGCTGACACAAGTTCAGCACCTCTAGCAGATATCTTAGCGTCCTCTTGAGTGTACCTATTCCCGCATCCCATAAGTATCAAGCAATCTTCAGGAGATACTGATAGGTCACCAACAGCTACACCAGCTCTAGTCTCTACACCTACATAGAAGCGACCCTTAGCTAGAGTCATAATAGTGTCGAATAACTGATGCTCTAAGCCTTTTAGGTTTATCTCCAGAGTTTTCTTTTGGTATGCAGTTCCGTTCTCTCTAGAAGATATTATCTCGGAGCTAAAAGTATTACTTCCTTGCAAGTCAAACTTAAAAGCTGAAGGAGTTCCAGTTATACCTCTAGGAGTTAGCAGAGTGTCATCGTCACTTCTCCACCAGAACAAATCTTCATCGTATATAATTATATACATAGCCTTAAGACCACCGATCTGATCTTTACACGCTTCTAGCCTTCCAGCTGTTACATTGCAACTCATTATAATAGTTTATTTAAAAACAGTGGTCTAGATATACTGTAACGAATAAAGCCCTCTATTACAAGGGCTCTAATTCAACAAAACAAACAAATGAAAAAAGTAATTTTATAGCCTCGTCTGACTTTCCTGACTTCCTAGAGGCAACCTAGGTACTCTATTCTACGCTTTCACGCTTTTTACCATCGCTAGGTTAATGTGGAGGATATCGGAGTCGAACCGATGACCTCTTGAATGCAAATCAAGTGCTCTAGCCAGCTGAGCTAATCCCCCAAGATACTAAGACTTACACTTTACTATTTCCTTGGATTTCACTCCTTCGGCTTCGGTTGCTTAGTTTATATTTTAAAGAACGTTTATCGTTTTGTTAGTACAAACATACGAAATATATTTGACACTACCAAATTATCCACGAAATTTTCTGATATTTTTTATTACAGCGTCTACTCTAAGCTTGTCAGCTATGCCGTTACCTACTGATGTGTATGGCTTCACTAAGCAAGTTGTGGTAATAACTCCGTCTCTAACTATAGCGTAATACATAGTGCCTTGAGACTCACCTCTACTATTGTGTATAGATGCTACTAACTGCTTACCTTTACTTGACTGCTTGTCAGCTTCGCTATTAAACTTAGTTAAGCTCATTTGTAGTTGGCCTAACATAAAAGCATAAGACTTCCTAGAGCTCGTCTTAAGAGCTGAGATAGCCTCTAACTTGTCCTTAACTTGTTGTTTGAAGCTGTCTGATATAGACATAGTACCTACTTTAGTGTAGTTAGCTGTAGTAGACTCTACTTTAACGTCTACGCTTGCAAGAGCTTCTAATCTCTGCTCCATTCTCTCGTTAGTGTGATTCGTTACTGTCATTATTGCTTTATTTTTACATTCATAACTCTACCGAAGCTATCTTTATAGCTGCCTTTCACACTCCCCATAAGTTGGTCATACATAAAGTCGGAGCGTACACCGTCCCAAGCGTTTCTATCCCCCTCTAGAGTTATGTATTGAACTGAGTCTAAGTAACCTTTGTAGTCCCTAAAGTGAACTATAGCTTTATGGTCTGCTGTAAGAGAGCCCAATTTTTTCAGGGTTTCTATTGTTACTTCTTTTTTCGGGAACTTGTTAGAGAATGTCATATCTTGTTTCATTTTGATAGTACAAATATACATAAAAAAATAAAGCCACCAAACTATTTGATGACTTTTTTCTTATTTATATTCATTATGAATAACTAGCCTAGAGCTCTGTCTATTCTAGTAAGTTGCTTTTTTAACTCTGCTCTAGTAGCCGTTATCTGATTGATACGCTCTAGAATGGCCTCACGTCTATATCTAAGAGACGCCTCTGTCTCTGGAGCTGTGTGAGTAGTGAGCTTATTAAGCATTAACTGTAATTCTCTCATATACTAATATAAAGTTATTGCCCTAATGGCTATGTAGATGACTACAAACAGACAAACTGCTGTGCCCTCCTTCCTACTCATATTACGTTGAATATTTGTAGAGTGTATCCTATTACGCTGGATATATTAAGTAATACTAAATTCCATTGCTTAGCCTTGTACACTTGAGGTGTAAGCATAGCTATGCCTAGAGCCAGCAACACAAAGCCTATTTGATAGCTGACTAGATATGGAGCTACTAGGAGTACGCCAGTACCCATATAAGCCACCTTATCCGTTAAATCTATCTTCTTTTTAACTGTTTTCATCTGGATTAGCTTTTAGGTAGTAATGTACGTATATCTCGTTAACCTTGTCAGTCATCTGCTGCCCTTGTTCATATTCGTGCTTACCTACGTGTCTAGCGTTCCCAGTCTCTATAACTAGGTTGACATAGCTCTTAGTCTTTGTCTTTGGTTTACCGTTAGCACCTACACCTCTATATGTATATGTATTAACAGTACACTGAGGGTACACCCTTAGAGAGTTAGTGCTCATAGCCCAGCTCTTAGCTTTCTCTATAGTTTTATAACTGGACATCTATCTTACCGTTTTTATAGTGGTTGACAACTACTCCAGTCTTAAGCGTTACAGTTCTGTAAGGCTTTACGTTTATCTTAATAAGTATATTGTTTATCATATCCTTAGGATTGAGTTTCCATAGTGCAATGTATCTCACTGTGTTACCTACCTTTAAAACAAGGTAGTCATCATACGTTACGTGATAGCTTATGTATTTTTTCATTATATATCTGTGTAAGGGTTAAAAGGTTCTCCGTAAGCTTCGACAGATAGCTCCTCGTGTATCTCTCTTCCTTCCTCTGTTAGTACGTAGTCTACCTTACCTCCGCCTAACATAAAGTAGTCTATATGCTCAACAGTCTCCTCAAACTCAACTCCAGCTTGTTCTATAAGCCAGTTATAAGCGAAGTGACCAGTGTACTCGTCTATAATGTACGAGCCTCTGTAATCACTGTTTATGTAGTCTTTAAGGTCGAACACAGTCTCCACCTCATTCTCTGGCAGTGTTGGGTCAAATTTCTGATTGGTATATGTTACTTTCATTGCTTTGTTATTATGATACAAATATAAGGTAAATTCTATAACTACCAAACATTATGCGTTATTTATATTGATTCTAAATAGCTATATCTGTATGTAGAGTCCTGAGTTAATGAAAGCTGGACTAAGATTGAACTGTAAACCTATTAAGTTAGTTAGCCTAACCTTGTAGGTGGCCGTCACTATAGGTATACGTGAATTCTCTATCATAGTGCTAGGTAGATATCTGTTCATAAGCCTAGCGTTAACCTCGTCTAGATAAGCTTTGCTATAGTTGTCAGCAACCCCTAGCTGTATAGATAGCTGGCTGGTATCACTCTCTGACAAGTTAAAGCCAAACATTAAGTACTTACTGTAGTCTCCGTAGCTGTTCTGCATTATACCCATAGTAAAGTGAAGTCCATTACTACTTCTAGTTATAAGGAAGCCCTCAGAGCCTCCCTCAGAGCCTAGTCTAGAGTTATCATATAGCGGATTACTAGAGAAGTGCTTAGTGTGTACTGGTGTGTAGATGTGAGTACCCTCCCAGCTTTGAGCGTTAGCCTGTGTTCCTATCAACATAGCTCCTAGAAATGCTAATCCTACTAGGAGCGTTGCTATTATGTTTTTTATTGTTTCCATTAGATTGACTTTATAAACTTGTTAGAGAACTCAACCGCATCAACTAGACTCAACCCTTCAGCGACCATCTGCATTCTGTGACCGAACTTATGCCAAACGTCGTGACTCCCATCTAAGCCTGAGATAGAAACTTCATTGTTGCTATATAAGCTGTGTTTTATTGTTTGAGATGTAGTTCTTGAGATGTTGTTTTCTAGTTGGTTTTCGATAGTAAAGTACATAACTGTTTGTTTTTGTTGATACAAATATAAGACATATTTATATACTACCAAACTTTTTAGAAACTTTTTTTAAAAAACTTTACTTTTAATCTGTTAGCCTATGAAGTATCTACCCTTGTTAGGGTTGGCTAATTGGTAAGAGACAGCATATCTAAGTGCATCAAGCTGGTGATCAAAACCGTTCTGTAACGGTGTCTCTGCCTTAGTGTCGCTCCATTGGTAGTTATTGAGCTCTTTAATGATGTTAGTGCTGTCAGGCGTTACTATAAGCTCATAGTCCTGTAGTAAAGCTATACCGTAGTTAACAGAACCCTGTCCTTTAATGGTAGGTACTATATTGCAATATCTCTTTAACTCACTAATAAGTCTAGGCTCAGCTGAGTCACCTACTATCACGTTTCTACCAGCCACTTGGCTAAATATAGCTCCTAGCTGGCTTGTATTGAGGTTAGGCTTATTGAGATGCTCCTTAATATATATACGCTTATTGGCCTTATCTATGCTCGTAGACAATAACGTTGACGGGTCAGTGCTATAGCCGAAGTCAGCCCCTAGTACATCTATACCTTGACTCTTATACTCACCTATACTCCAGTTAGTAAAGATAACCCCCTCAGCTTTTTCTCTCCAGCCCCCTAGTATAGTGTGATTGTACTCGCTAGGCCTACGCTCCTTCATAGTGTCCATTGAGGTAAGGAAGGACTCACCTAGGTTCTCTATATTATCTAGGTAAGTGGTATGTATATATGTAGTGTCCTTCTCAGTCATATTGCTTCCTGAGTTGACACCAGCCTCCTGAAAGAATCTCTTGTATATCCAATGCTCCTTTGTAGCTGGGTTTAATACTAGGATAACTCTGTTCTGTATGTCCTTAGCACGTATAGAGTAGTCTATCTTAGTGAATAGGTTGTTGTCTGGTATCTCCTCAGCCTCGTCACATATCCACGTTGTTATGTTAGCTAACGACTTGAGAGCAGCCGTTTGATTCCCTGAGCCAGTCTTAAGACCCTTGAAGTATATACGATTACCAGTAACTCTATTGGTTATCTCTGTCCTATTGATCTCAAAGTACTCCTCTAACCCTAGAGCTTCTATCTTATCTGTAAATTCAGGAATGATAGACGTGTATGCTGACGACATAGTATAACGAGTGAAAAGTATATTCTGCTCCTTCTCGAATGTAAGAAATAGAGCCATTAAGTTCACACTATATGACTTACCAGAGCCTCGACCTCCAGTGAGTACGAAGTATCTACTAGGGTCTTGTATAAGAGGTTTATATTTTCCGTGTAGAGTTATCACTCCTCGTCCTTAAAATTGATTAGATTACTTAATGTGAAGTTAATATCTTGCTTACCGTCCATCTTAACGTCTACAGATTGCTTAGGAGTGCCGTGTACGTACTTCATAAACAAATCTATAGCTCTATAGTCTCCTTTATTAATAAGCTCTCCTAGCTTCTCTATGACCATACCTTGGTCTATGTGCTCTGAGAGTATCTCTTTAACATTCTCTATGTACTCCTTCTTAGGTCTACCAGAGTTCTCTCTACGACCACCCCAGTTAGGTGAGTCTCCATCTTGTTTCTTTCTACCAGCCATTCTTAAGCTCTTTAGTGATTGTATTAATTGTAGTTTGATCTACATATCTAGGCATCCCCTTAACCATTAGTAGAGTGCCGTTATCGTGCTCCCAGTCCAATAGATCGTGTGCTAGCTCGTGGTACATAGTCATACGCTTCTGATACTTAGTCATACGTAGCCAACTGTTAGCGTTTATCTGTATGTGAGTTACATTGGCATTCATACCAAAGGCTATACCTAGAACGCCCTGAGGGAGGTTAGTAGAGAACTGTATATAGACAGTCTCACCCTTGTTAGCTCTATCACCTACTATATTAAGGAAGTCCTCGTAGTAAGACTTCAGCTCTGGATGTACATATTCCCAGTCTGGCGTCTCATTACTCTTACAACCTGATAAGATCATAAGGACTATTAATATAAGTGATCTTGATAACATCTTGATTCTTTATTTAAAAACATTCTAAATAACGTGATGTGACTATAAAAAGAAAGCCCTCATTCCTGAGAGCGTTTCTTCCTGTTTAAGCTGGATAACTGTTTCATCCTTGTAAGCCTGACCAATTCATTAGCCCAGTATAATACGTGTTTCTTGTGTATCAACTCATTTGGTGACTTGTTTAGGTTGTCTTTAGCCTCCTCTAGCTTAGACTTAGCTTTTAGTATTAACTTGTTCAGCATCTCTAATAGCTTTTAGGAGGTTGGTTAAAGCCTCTTGTTTCATTGTTATAGTTCTAAGGCTTGTCTCTATATACTGGTAGACGTAGTCTTGTAAGTAATCTAGCCTCTCATTTGCTGGGAGCTCTTTGAACTCGTCACTGGTAATAAATTTATCTATCTTCATATTATTTAGTTACTTCTATTTTAGTTATGTATGATTTGCAGTCAACAATAGTAAACTCTACTATAGCGTGTTTTGTCTCCATTGCTCCTAGACCGTTCTCCGCTTGCATCTTAATAAGATACTTTAGCACGTTTCCTGACTTATATGTGAGCTCAGAGTCTATGCTGTGAACTTTGTAGTTAGCTTTACCCTCAATTACTTCCTCAGCTATATAACTCATAAGTATAGTGTCGCTAGTGTCACAAGTCTCTGGAGTTGGAGATAGCAATATGTAAGCAAATAAAGCTACTATCGAAATTAATATATATTTAATTGTTTTTCTCATAATACATCTTCTATTGTTGGGTTAGTAAAATCTACACAAGCGTCAGAAGGATATTGCTTAAGTATGTCCTCAGCTACTCTATCTACTGCCTTACTTTCTGTGTTTAGGAGGTATCTGTCTCCGTTTACTGTCATTACTGTTAAGTTACTCATATCTGTATTGCGTATATAATGTTAAGTACACTGTCTAAAGGGTCTCCGTGTAGGTGTAGCTTACCAGTCTCACTATTGTATTTCAATGTATGCACGTGTCTCTGGCTTATTACTATGTAGCTACTTCCTTCTGAGGCCAACTCTTTAGAGAACCTCCTAGAGTTTATGTGATTAACTGCGAAGTGTTTGGCTTCATTATCTAGCTCACTAACTACCATACCTACTAAAGACTTAGCGTCCATACCTTTGCCTTTATCTCTACCGTACTTTGTAGTCAACTCTAAGGCTCTCTGGTAGCTTATGTCAAACGCTGAGGCTATAGCTCTAACTGAGCAGTCGTTAGACTCTCCTACTGCCTCTCTGTCTGCTGTGTGAACTTTGTATGTGTTCACTATCTTACCTTTAAGCTTAACTTGTGCAGAAGCCGTGACTCCTATTACTAACGCTATAATTAAAAATATTGTTCTCATTGATCTGTTATTTTGTTAATACAAATATACATATAAATATTACACAAACAAACAAAAACTTACTTTTTTTAACAATTTATACTGATTCTAAATAAGCTTATTCATATTGATAGTATAACAGAGCTTATCTACATACTCATTATTGGAGAACTCTGTAGTCTTTGGGCATTTAATCTTAACAGGAGGCTTAGATAAGGTATCTCTGTCTTTACTGATATTCTTGTAATAGATGCCACTAGGGTCTTTAACTACATATACGAAGTCTTTACCCTTCTCTTGAGCTATAACAGTGTTTCTGCATATCTTATCGAACTCTATTAGCTTCTCGTCATACACCTTACCCCTGACCTTTAGCTCTATGATAGCCTTATCGCTCTCACAGTCATAAGGACTATAAGGATTCTCTGCTTCGTGTATATCTGTCTCTGATAGAAGCATAAGCTCTACCATTAAGTCTCTCTCTGATTGCTTCATAGTACTGCATTTATAGCGTCATTCTCATCTCCATCTGTCATCTGCATAAACTTCAACTCTACTTCTGAGGGCTTCTCGTCTAGCTTAGCTTTAAGGCTGTTAGCTATTCTCTTAGCGTCTCTAACTGCGTATCCCACTGACTTGTAGTCTAGCTCTAGCTGGTTAGTGTAGAAAACTGACTGTATTAAAGCCTCAGCTACAGCATTTAGCTCTTTGTTATCTGGCTTAGCCTCTAGCCACTTGGAGACAACTTCATTAGCTGCCTCCATAGCTGAATAATACTTAATTGATTGAAAGTCCTTCATTAATAGGTGTTTTTGATTCTGCATCCACCGTCATACTCCTTCCACTGAGCTAGAGCTACTGTCATAGCAGCACAAGCTTCGTAGTTCTCGTCCTCCTCATAGTTCTCTAGGATGTATTCTAACATCTGAGGCTCTACACCTTGAGCTAGGCTTATATATGTGCTCTCTAGCACCATCTTGTACATAGGGTCGTTTTCTATATTCATATTACTGATTCTTTATGGTATTGTGATAAATCTATTAACTCGTCTATAAAAAAGGCTTCGTATAACTTGAGACACGCATCTAGCTTTAACTTACCAGACTCTAAGGTCTCTTGACTAGCTTTGAAGATTCCGATATCTGTAGTAGTCTTGTCTACTACTAGCCACCAGAAGTCAGGAACATTATACAGCTGAGTGTATAGATAAGCCTGTAGGTCATAATCGTATTTTTGAACGGTGAAAGCGAACTGATTCTTTATAGTGCCATTCTTTAAATCTACTGACTTTACTCCGTCGTTAGTGGTCTTTACGTCCGCTACATACTGTTTAGCCTTATATATGTCAGCCTTAGCTCTTATAGGTAGTCCATTCATAAGCTCTATAGCTGGGACTTCTGTCTCTGCACCCTGTAAGAAACTGACAGCTCTGTCGTTCTGTAGAAACGCTGTACTGATTCGGTCATTCATATACTTCTCCTTAAGTGTAAAAGTATTAGCCTTACCAGATTCCTCAACCGCTAGCTTCCACTTCTTAGTGTTTTTGCTACTAACGTCAACAAAGCTAAACGTGTCATACTTCTGAGGTTCTAGTATTTGAGCGTGTACAAGTCTACCGTCTCTCAGAGCTTGAGTCTCAGGGTCTGGCTTCCTTAACTTGTAGTCGAACCACTTAGGAGACTTTAATAGCCACTTAAGCGAACTGTAGCTTAAGGCTCTCTCTAGTCCTAGAAACTGGTAGTAGAACGAGTCCTCTACCATATTGTCTAGGAGCTCTTTTTTATCGTATTCTTTATGGTCTAGTAGCTTCATATTAAAAGATTCCGAAGTCTCCAGATACTCCGTTGATTAAGTTATAGATTAATGCTAAGATTCCAGACGTTGCTAGAGCGAATAAACAAAAGGATACTGTGTTTAATATATACTTCATAATAAAGTTATTTAAAAGTTATTTAAAAGTTCGTTGATTTCGTAGTCATAGACTCCGTAAGCGTTATCTATGTTATTGAGTGTGTTTATATAGTTGTTCATCGTGTTTGATTTAATTATTATTGTTTAACAGTACAAATATAAGCATAGTTTTGTAACTACCAAACTTTTACGACTATTTATATTGATTATAAATAAGAAAGCCCTCCGTTAAGAGGGCGATCTAGTTACTGAGGGTTCTCCTCTAGATGTTTCTGCAATAGAGCTAGAGCTCTCCAAGCGACCTTACCAGCGTGAAGGATGCCATCGTCATCCATAGGGTCTACTGAGTGGTCTATTAAGTGTCTAACTAGAGCATCTGGCTCATCTTGAGACTTAGACCTGTCCCAGTGTAGCGGTTGGTCTGGATTATGCTGGTCATTCCCAACCTTGCTAACATATCCTATATACTTAACTGCGTCAGGAAAGTAAGATAAGACTCCAGAGAATACTGGCTGAGCTTTACGCTTTGCGTGTTTACTTAACACCTCCTCAGCCTCTACCTCCATATCGTTTACATCAACTTTGCCGTGCCACTGGCTGAGCTCATTATAGTACTCAGCAACTTCATCAGTGGTCTTTTCCGTATAGCTATGACACTTATCACACATACTACAATACCATTAGTTCGTTGATTGCTGTGCGACCTCCTAACACTACAGCACAACCGATAGCTGGCTTCTTACCAGCCTTAGCATAAGCCATAGCGTACGCAGAGAAGTCAATACCACATCCGACCTGAGTCCCAAAGATACGGCTATTAGCTCCTACATAGTACTCCGTATAAGCTTGAGTGTGTAGGTGACCTTGAACTGTAGAACGCATATCTGCTCTAGCCTTTGTTCTAGCCGTTCCAGCTTCTCCGTGAATATAGTGCACACCGTCAATATCTACTGAGGTTACAAAGTTCCACTTCGGAGTCTCTAGTACTTCTTTGTACTCCTTAATCCACTTGGTAGGAACTGCTGAGCTCTGAGCTTTACGCATAATGATTCTATCGTGGTTACCAATAGTGACATCTGCAACTGGAAAACGGTGATACCAACGTCTAAGCCTATTGATAGCTAGCTCTAGCTCTTGAGAGCCTCCCATTCCGTTAGCGTCAGTCTCGTGATAGGAGCTGTAATGGTTGTCAATGACATCACCAATAAATACTACCTTATTGCAGTTATAACGCTCATAAACCTCTACACAGTGGTCGAAGTATGAGTCTAAGTCAAAGGGGGCGTGTAAGTCACCAATAACTAGAACTCGGCTCTCTTTTTGATTAAAGAACTCGAAGTTAATTTTTCTTTTACCTGATAATCGTGGTCTAATTTCTGACATATTTGTTTATATTTAAAGGGCAAACATACGGCAAATATTTGACATATGCAAGCCCTTTGTTAAAAAAATTAATTATACTTGAACTTCTTGTTAGATTTTAAAGCTTCCTTCTCGTCTATAATCTGAGAGACGTGATATAACTCTAGAGCTACTCTCTTGTACTTCTCTGGCTCTGACTCATTTTTCCCTGTAGAGTGTAACCATTGTAGTTTAGTAGCGAACTGGTCAGCAATTTTAGTTAGCTCTGTTAAGCTAAGCTTCTTTAACTTCTTAGTCGTTAGCTGCATCATATATACGTTTAAGTTCTCTTACTAACCCAGCTACACAGGGCCCACAGGTGGAAACTACTCGCTTAGCGTTGAAGATGTTATTATAAATACGAACTAACTCCTTTTGCTCTGAGGGCCTCACGGATGACCTAGTCTCTGCAAAATATTGACTTAAATAGCTGTAGTCGTCGTCCGACAAGTCATTCAGCTTTCTGTTAGGGAAAACCTTGTTTAGAGTTTCCTTTCTAGCTTTACATCCGCAGTCAGTATCTAGAACCTTAGCCACAGTATCCACTACAGCTTTAATTCCAGTAGCCTCTGTGATTTTCTCAATAGTATCACCTAGACCCTTGTCTGCAGCGTCTCCTAGTATATCTAGAACGACTGCTTTTTTAACTCTAAGCTTCTGTGCTATCTTACCAGCCTTGAAGCCTTCTTCGTGTAATTCAAAAACCTTATTGTTAATATCCATTTTCTTATTTATTATATATAGCTTGAGCGTGTGCGGTCATTCCGTCAGTAGCCTGAGCCAATAGTGAAACATTCATATCCTTATCTTTTAGAACCCTGTCCTCTGTTGGGTTGTTTATATTTATTTTGACTTTTACTAGCGTTTTTAGAGTGAACTCCTTTTCTTTTTCTTTTTGGCTTATCTAGTGAAGCCGTGTAGAATCCTGTTTTTCTAGCCATTGTAGTTTCCTTTTATATAATTAACGTAATCTTTGTACAGTTTATCTGCTATTATAAGCTTGCTCTTTTTTATTGATAGGTATATGGTTTGGATACCTAGACCACTCTCCTCAGCCAATACTCTGAACGACTTACCAGTCTTTAAGTACTTTCTGAATAGTTCGTAGTCGAACCAATCTTCTGAGCTCTCTTTCAGTACCTCGTACATTTTAGTCTCAAGAGACTCTATAGCTTCTATACTGGGGTCGATTCCCTCGTCTATAAGCTCGAAGCAGTAGTCCATATCGTACTGGTCCCCTACGTGGTTGTACTTAGGCTCTCTAACTTTCTTAAGGTCATTGAATATAATAGACCGCAGTGTGAAAAACATATATCCTTTACTAGCCTTCTCTCCGTCTACTATCTTGTCATACAAATCGTCATACCTTAGTAGCTTAATATAAGCTTCCTGAACATAGTCCTCAGCGTAGTTTCTGACCTTAAAGTTGTTACCAGCTAAACTCTTAGCTGCGTCAATGAAGTCAGAGTGATGTACTGACAGTAATTCTATAGCTTTATACTTCGACATACCAATCTATTGTTAAAATTACAAATGCAAATCCTAACTGGTAGTGGTAACCAGTCACACCTTCCTCTATTTCGACTTCACCGAAAACAAAGCCAAACATTAAGCCTTTAACGAAGCTCACTCGTACTGCTGCATTCTCATTCGTTTGGTATACATATACCGCTAAGAATACAAGTATTAAAATTCCTAATGTTAACATTAAAACTCTAGTTTAGTATCTACTTTTACAGAGCCTTGTATCACAGGTGCTCCAGCGACAGTGAATTGACAGTTAGCTGGCATCATTCTCATTGAGATAGGTGAGTCTAGGGGTGTTGGTCTACCGCCAGTCTCTGTCTCCTTTACCTTTACTACGTGAATGTCACTGTACATCCATCTCTCAGGATGCTGGGTATATCTGTGAATTGAGACTACATCGTCAGCACGGTTGCCCCACTTACCGCCTCCTTCAACGTCTGCCATAGAGCAAGGTTGAGGGAATCCAGCCATTTCGTGGTCTGATGGGTGCTTTCTACGTAGTGCCTCTGTAACGCCGTGACAGTTAAGCCACATAGATACGTTATTCTCTTTACAAAATAATCTAAACTCAGAAGCTATCTGATAGTCATATTCGTGACCACCTACCGAGCGTAATAGCTGAGGGTCTTTAGCTAGTGAGTTATAAGGGTCTACCAATAGGCCGTCAAAGTCAAATACTTCTTTAATCTTTTTTGCTTCGCTCATTAATACTCGAGCTGTGTAGATTTTCTCTACTAGAATGATTTTGAAGTGTTCGTTGACCCATTCGAGCTCTGATTCAATTACTGAGTCTGGTAACTGTTGGATAGGCGTAGCTGTTTTGAACTCTATAAGCTTCCGTGCGATACTGTAGTCAGTATTCTCACTTGAGAAAATCAAGAATTTTAAGCCGTGTTTCATAGC